GGTAATTCGCACCGCGATGGTTTTCTAGCGCCAGCAACTTTAGGCGGTACCACCAAAATGGCAATGGTTCCAAAGGGTTGGAGCATTTCTGCGCTGGCTGTCGAACTCGACCGCGACCGCCGGACGATTGCTGCGGCTTGCGCCAATCTGACGCCAATCGGCAAGGACGGACGGTCGGTCTTCTACCGGCTAACAGATGTCCTGGCGAAACTGGACCCGGCTAAGGCTCCAGCCGACGCAGACGAAGCGCGCAGCCGCAAGCTCGCTGCCGAAGCCGAAATCGCCGAGATGCAGCGCGACAAGATGCGCGGCGAGCTCGTGGACATCTCGTCCGTCGAGAGCGTCGTGGCCGAAGAATACGCGGCGGTCCGGTCTAAGCTGTTGGCATTGCCGGGAAAATTGGCTCCGATGGTCGCCATCGAGGCCGACGAAATTGCATGCCGCGACCTGATAGAGCGCGGCGTAACAGAGGCATTGGATGAACTCGCCCGAGACGCAGGAGAAATCGCGGCAGGCATTGAGGCTGCGACTGCAAACGATACGCCGAGCGGCGCTGAAAGCACCGCCGCGACTGACCGTCAGTGAGTGGGCAGACCAGTACCGGCGTCTGAGCCCCGAGGCTAGCGCCGAACCCGGCGTCTGGATCACGTCTCGCGCGGAATATCAGCGCGGGATCATGGATGCGATCAGCGATCCGCGCGTCGACACCGTCGTAGTCATGTCGTCCGCCCAGGTCGGCAAGACCGAAATCGTGAACAATGTCATCGGGTTCCACGTCGCGCAGGACCCAGCGCCTGTGTTGGTGCTGATGCCGACGCTTGAGCTTGGCGAGGCGTGGTCAAAGGACCGTCTTGCGCCAATGCTGCGCGACACGCCGGCCCTCAGAGGCAAAATCAAGGACGCACGCAGCCGCGATAGCGGTAACACGTTGCTTCACAAGGCATTTCCGGGCGGACATCTGACGATCTGCGGCGCAAACAGCCCCGCGTCGCTGGCGTCGAGGCCTATTCGGGTCGTTTTGTGCGACGAGGTGGACCGATATCCGGCGTCGGCGGGCACCGAAGGCGACCCGGTGACGCTGGCGCGCAAGCGATCGGCAACATTCTGGAACCGAAAGCTGGTTCTGACCTCGACGCCGACCGTCAAAGGCGGCTCGCGCATCGAAATGGCGTTTGAGGCGTCTGATCAGCGCCGATATTGGGTGCCGTGCCCGCATTGCAGCGAGCACCAGGTGCTTCGGTGGTCGTCTGTGCGCTGGCCGCCGAACGAACCGGAGCGCGCGGCGATCCATTGCGTTGCGTGCGGGTGCGAATGGTCGGATGTTGAGCGCTGGCACGCTATCCGGCGCGGAGAATGGCGCGCCGAGGTGCCGACGAACGGTGTCGCGGGCTTCCATTTGTCGGAATTGTATTCGCCCTGGTCGCGCATCGGCGACATCGCGCGGGCGTTCATCGAGGCAAAGAAAAGCCCCGAGACGCTCAAGGCCTGGACCAACACCAGCCTTGGCGAGACCTGGGAAGATGCCGGCGAACGGCTGGACGACACCGGCCTGATGGAGCGCCGCGAGGAATGGTCGGACGCGCCGGCTGATGTCCTGGTGCTGACTGCCGGCGTGGACGTCCAAGACAACCGCCTTGAGGTCGAGATCGTCGGCTGGGGGCGTGACGAGGAAAGCTGGTCGCTCAGGTGGCACGTCATCCACGGCGACCCGTCCGCACCAGCGCTCTGGGCAGATCTGGACCGCATGCTGACGACGCCGCTGCGGCGCGAGGACGGCGCGGAGCTGAGCATCGCGGCTGCTGCGGTGGACAGCGGCGGGCATCACACCCAGGCCGTTTACGCCTACTGCCGCGACCGCTACCGGCGGCGCGTCTACGCGATCAAGGGCATGGCGGGCGCAGGGCGTCCGGTGTGGCCGAAGAAGGCGAGCAAGAACAACTCGGGCCGGGTCAATCTGTTCTTGGTCGGCGTCGATGCGGCGAAAGAAGCGGTCTACGCGCGGCTCAAGATCACGCGGCCAGGCGCGGGGTTCTGCCATTTCCCGGCGGACCGCGAGCCTGACTACTTCGCGCAGCTGACCGCCGAAACGATCAGCACGCGCTACACCAAGGGCTTCCCAGTCCGCGTCTGGACGAAACGGCCAGGCGCGCGCAACGAGGCGCTGGACTGCCGCGTGTATGCCTACGCGGCGCTGCAAGCGCTGGCAGTGAACTGGTCGCGGCTGGCCTCGGCCAGCGCGACATTCAAGCGCGCCGCGCCTCCTGCTGTGGAGGCGGCGCGCATCGAGCAACCGGCGGCGCAACCTGCGCCGCCAACGCCACCAAGACCCGCGCCGCGACCGGCCTTTGTGCGACCGATGCGCGGGGGCTGGATGGGCGGCGGATGGAGAGGCTGATCGATGGCTGACAACGTCAACATAACCCCAGGCAGCGGCGCGACGGTCGCTGCTGATGACGTCGGGGGCGCTCTCTACCAGCGGATCAAGGTCGCGCACGGCGCGGACGGCAGCGCGACGGATACGAGCGAGGCTGCGCCGCTGCCGACGCAGGACACAGGCCTTTGGTGGATGCTGAACCGCATCTATCAGATGCTGGCCTCGCCGCGCGGCTACGACAAGTCGCTCCAGCGTCAGCGCGGAACGGTGCTGATTGAAAGCGGAACGGTGACGACTGTCACAACGGTTACGACTTGCTCGACGGTTACGTCTGTCAGCAACCTCGCCGCATTCGGCAACGAACAGCCGCAGATCATGGCCCGCGCGATGGCTCGCGCATCCTGGCGCGCGAATGTCCGCGCTTGCATTTCCTGAGGTCTCCAGATGGCGAATACGTTCAAGAAGGTGATCGATCGTCTGGAGTGGGTGCAGACCGCGCCCTCGCCAAACGCGCACGCGGCGGCAACGGCGATGTGCGCCGACATGCGGAGCGACATCTCGCGCAATCCGTTCGTCTACAACCTGATCTCGACGACCGTTCTCAACCGGTACAATGTCGTTACGAAGGGCTGGCAGCTTGCCGTCGCGAGCTTCGGCGCCGCCGCTGTCGCGGCTGGAGCGACAATGTGCTTTGTGCCGAGCTTCGCCGCTGTCGGCACCATCGCTGCCGGCGCGACGACGACCTCATTCACGCTTTCGACCGCACTGCCGACTGCGGTCGGCACGAACATGCTCGCCAACCGCGGCGGCTCTGGCGACTACGGCTTCAAAATCCGCATCATCGACACGACTGCGGGCAAGACCGAAGAGCGGTTCATCACCGGGAATACCGCTGGCACGACGCCGACGATCCGCGTGGACAACGCCTTCACGTTCACTCCCGCGACCGGCGCGCGCTACGAGCTTCTCTCTGGCCGCGTCATCGTGCTTTCGTCCGGCGCTCTCGCGGCAGCGTCGTGGCGTTCGTTTGAGGTCGCCTCCAACACGCTGGCGAACCTGACGACAACCAACCTTCCCGCGACCGTCGGCACCGACAGCGCTCTGCTCGTGATGGACGAGCAGTACACGCCGTACAACTGCGAGCCGGGCGAAGGCATGGTCAAGGGGACCAGCGAGTACGACAACAACGTCGTCTCGCGAAAGGCCCTCGTCGCCACGGCAACCGCAGCGGGCACGATCACCGGCCAGTCGACCGGCGGCGACGCGGTGGTTCTGGCTAACGAATATCGCAATTTCCAGATCCGCATCGTGCAGGACACCGGCACGCCTGCTGCTGTCGGTCAGCGCCGCCTGATCGCGTCGCACACCGCTGGCGCGTCGCCCGTTTACACGCTCGGGAGCAACTGGACGACGACGCCGTCGGCCACGGCCAAGTTCGTCATTGAGCAGCCAAATCAGATCGTGCTGCGGACGACGGCGAACGGGGTAACGTACACGTATAACTATAGCGACGCGACGCAGAACAACGCCACGAACAGCATCGCCGCGAATGCGTGGTCCACGACGTATTTCGGCACCGCTCCCGCCCAGAACAACCCTGGAAATCTCTGGTGTCCGTCGTTCGGCATCGAGGTCGATGCCGCGCGCAACGCGCGCCACAGCTTCAACTATTTCTTCCGTGGCGGCGCGGTGACGCTCGATGTTCTCGACATCGCGGGCGGAACGACCGGGGCCTGGACCGGAAACATCACCTACGACGGCGCGGTAAACAGCTTCGGCGCGGGGACGACGGGCTGCTACGCGCCCTACGGTCAAGAGGGCCGGTTCTCCTACGTCAACGTCTACGTCGCGTCGCAGATTTCGCAGATCTATCGTTTCGACGCGAAGAACCGCGTGTTCAGCCCGTACACGCCGACCGATTTCATCCAGGCCGGCACGGCCACCGTCGGCGGCCGCATGGCGGCCTATGCGGCCATCGACGGCACGGACAAATACGATGTCGTGCTCCTCCAGGCGCACCTGTCCACGATCAGTCAAGAACTGATCCCGCTGGTTTGATGGGGGCCACATCATGACGCTCTCCGACCTAATCACGCTCGCGCAGAACCGCCTCGCCACCCTCAACGGCGCACGCGCGTCGGCGGTGGCGACGGGTCAAGA